CACAGTTCTTGTTCTGTTCCTGTCATTGCAACATTGAAACCTTCTTCCAGTTTTGTTCTAACCCACTGTGGAGTTGAGGACTTTGCAGTTTCAATACCCATCATTTTGAGTTTAGGTTTTGCAAGTCGTACACCTTCGTTGTCATGTACATTAAGAATATATCTTTTCTTTGCAGTCCATACACCCCTGTCTGCAATCACCTCTCTACCCATCTCCATCTTTTGTTGATATGAGTTCATGTATTCTGCAAGGTCTTCGTAACCTTCATCGATGATTGGTTTAATCTTCGTGTTTGCAACAGTGTCGATAAACGTAATAATTTTTTGCTTGTCTGTTTCTTCGGGAAACACTTTTTGCACTAAGTCATCTAGTGTGATGTACACAGAGTCTGTGTCGATTGCAATAACTCTGTCCTTATCATCATCAAGAACACTTTGTAAGTAACCGTTGATTTGTTTTTCTGCCCACTGAATAGATAACTGTCCACTGGTCGTAATTCCTTCTGCCATCGGTACACTAAAGAATGCAAACCATCTGTTTGCTAATGCACCATAAGCTGAGTTAAGTGCAATCTTTCTGACCTGTTGATTGTTGTATGCACGTTTGATAAGTGTATCAAGTTCCCTCAGTCGTTTGACATCCGATGTCTGTTCTTTCTCAATCTGATACTCAATCATCTTCTTCTTCCACATCTTACGTTCATCATAGAATGTTTCCATGAGTTCGGGAAGGAATCCTTGTTTCTTTCTACTGAACATTGCACCGTTTGCTGTCATCGATAGATTCTGTTTCTTGAGATAAGATAAGTCACACTCTTTGTTTAAGAGTTTCTTTACACTTGCATCTCCATATGAACCTTTCTGCATAGTCTCGGGTGAGATGTTATATTGCATAATCAGATGTGGGTATAGACTGTTCAAGTCAAATGACACTACCCAATCATGTTTACCTACATGTGGTTCCTTTACATATGCACCGACAATCTGTTTTGATTTGTCTTCACCCTGTATTTTCTTAGGAGGCATCTGAATACCACGTTCTTTGAGGAAGTTGTAGATGATAGTTTCCCAATACTTTACCATACCAAAGGTGTCACTGAAATTACACTTTGCAGTGTAAGCTTGTGACATGATAAGTTCCATGAGACCTAGTTTGTCTTCTAGTTCTTCAACAAGAACAACGTCACGTATATTGTATTCTAGAAACTTCTCATAGTTCTTTTGATACAACATATGGAGTGAACCATACTCAGAGTAATCTAGTTTCTGTTTACCAAGTTCTACCTTTGCAATGTGGTCAAGTTTGTATGACTCTTGATTGACAAAAGTATTCTTCTTGTATAGTTCTAGATAGTCAATGATATTGATACCATGAAGTGTATAGTTTACATTCTTTTGATATCCATAAGTTGTGAACTCACGTGTTTCTGATGAACCCCATGGTGATAGTTTCTTGTGTTCATTCTCACCCAATATCCTATCGATACGATTACAAAGATATGTGATGTCGAAACTATCTACGTTCCAACCTGTGACGATGTCAAGGTTTAGTTCTCTCCACACTTTGACGAACTTCATTAACAAGTCTGACTCTGAACCACATGGGATATAGATTACATTGTCTTGGTTATGATTCCACTCACCGTATCCTAGTACGATAGTGTCTTTACCAAATGGTTTGATTGATATTGCATTGACCTTTTCCATTGCAATGAGTGGGTCGGGAAACCCATTCTCACACTCACACTCAATGTCAAGTGTTGCAATCTTGATTTGACTTGGGTCGTATTTGATTTCACCTTGGAACCTATCTGATATCCAGTTGTACATCCACTTGTCGTATCCATGTACTTCAAATCCTGCGATACCATCATACTTCTCTTTGAACTTTCTTGCACCTGACATAGAGTCTAGGTTTACGGGTTCGAGATATCTCCCATCAATCGTTCTATGGGATGAGGGTGTTTTAGATAACACATAAAGATTTGGTCTGTAGTTAACAGACATCTTCTTAGGTTTACCTTTTTGATATCCTCTGACGAGGAGTTTGTTCCCGAAACGGGTGACGTTAGTGTAAAAATCCATAATGTAATTATACCACAGGTAGTGGTATCAAGTCTAGTTGTTTTCTGTTCTTTCTATTAAATCTTCTATGACTTCTAGAATGTCCACGTACTCTGCAACTTTCTTAATCTCTTCTGAGATTGTTTCTGATAGGTCGGGGTGTTCACCGATACCCATGGGATTAGTTAGAAGATTTTCAACGTTAGCTTCATGTCTCTTCATGTTTCCTAATGCCCACAACTTTTGTGCTTCTAATAATTTATCTCTCATTGACTAATCCTTGCAAGAGAGTTCAAATAGTTTCTCTCTAGGTTATAACGTGGTTTGAATACTGCAACCACAGTTTTTTTCTTCAAATTAAATTCATACTTCTCTGCATACGGACACCATACACCTAGATTGACATCAAGTCTAGAATTTTCTTCATCGTATTCTTGTATTAAAACTTTAGGTTCGTATAGTTTATATACTCCCCATCCTTTTTTGACATGTGATATAAGTGTTTCACCTGTATCTAATCTTAGACACTTAATTTCTGTCTTAAACATTTCTTACCATTTCTTGTAATTCAACACTTCGTCTTCCGACTTGTCCGAACCACTTAGAGTCTTCCATTTCTACTGCAACCTTTTCCCAGTCACATGATACAACACCTTTCCACATGTTGTTGAACTTACTAAATCTAGTTCCTCCTAGATTAAAAGTCATATTGACAAGAACGTGTTGAATATCTTCGGGTAGACTGTAGAAGTCTTCACCACCTTTTGATTCAAATAAATGAACAGTTTCGTTAACATGTTTTACAAAGTCAATTGCATAAACATCATCAACTCTTTCTTGTGATACTGGTGTACCAACTGGTTGACCGTGTTCGGGGTCGTCATCTTTTACTAGGTGACCTACTCCAAATGTTAGATACCCTAATGAGTCTTCATATATTTCGAGGACTTCACCCTCATGTCTCTTTATCTGTTCCTTCAATAATTCTTGGTTCATTTTCTGTGTCCTTCTTAATTTGTGTTTGGATGAGCTCTACCAGTATATCACCCATGGTATTATTTAGTTCTTCGTTCTGTTCAAGTGACTCTAAATCCCACCTTTCATCATCCCATTTTCTAATAGTTCTCTGAAAGTTTAGTTCGGGTTTACCATCTACAAAATCTACATTACCATATTGATAAATGACACCTGTAAACTCACCATGCATAATTTCTATACCAGCTTCTTTCTCATATGGACTTTCTACAACTCTGTAGAATCCCCCATCAAATAGTGGACTAACCGAAGAACTCATCTAAATTTCCTCCAAATTCTGTTGGTAGTTTATCTTGTGTACCTTGATATCCTAACCAGTTTTTAAACATATCCCAATCTTTAATTTGTCTTAGACCTCTGTCATTTACACTTGATGGTTTGTTTGATAGTGTATCAACTCTATCCATGAAGTGTTCAACTACTTGCATCTGATTGAAGAATGGTAAAAGTTTTGCACCATCTTCTCCTTCGGGACTGTTGTACAGTCTTTCTCTTTCAGTGTTCTTACTAGACCACTTGGTTGACTCCTCGATAAGTGTATCAAAGGAGTTGATTCCGAATGTTAGGAATGCATCCTTATTCTTATTGTAGATATCTCCAATAGACGGAATCAACTGTTCGTTATAAATCTGTTCACTGTTGTAGTTTCTTGATGGTGAATCGATATCGATGTTCACCCAATCTTGTGTTCTGTATCTAGAGAAGAACCAAGAGTTTGCTTGTGTCGATGAATCATATGATAGATTCTCTACAAATGAAAAGTATTCGGGTGATACAAAGAATGCAGTCATCATCTCATGTGACCCTACACCTAGTAAGTGTATATTCTTTTTAAGTTCCATAGGTATCTGAAACTCTGATACTGCATAACACATCTCCATTCTGTTTACAAATCCAGTACCTGAACATGCAGATGATAATGATATTGATGCACATCGTTGTAGTTCTTCATCCGTTAAACCATTGACGATAGTTTCAATGTATTGTCTGTATGAATCTACATCTTGACCCTGTACAATCAGTGACACTTTAGTGTCTGACTCCATTGCATCGAACACACTTATCTGTCTCCTAACATTTGCAAGTGTAGAGTTTGCTTTCTGTTGTATCAATTCTTTTGCAAATCTTCTACCTGTTGTAGAAGTTTTCATTGACCAACCTGTATTACTACCATCAAATTCTGTAGGGATATCATCAAATATCATACCCACATCTGAGTACTGAGCTTGGTGTCTGTATATCTTATCTTTAATTTCACCAGTGAGTCCTTTCTTTGTCCTTGACAATTGTAGACCACCACTATCTGCAAAAAGATTACACCATGAAGGCATCAAGTCATGAATACATTCTCCATGTTTTGGTTCACAGTGTGAGTTGAATAACATTGATATATTCTGATTCTTGTACTTGTCATCCATGTATGATATCTTATCATTGAACACAGATACATAAGGTTGAAGTGAACTTGGTTTATAGTACAAGTCCCCTGTACCCATTGTCATTCCCGATATTACATATTCAAAATTCATCTAGTGTAAAACTTCCATAATCCAAACACACTAATAAAAAACCAAAAGAATTCAATCACTAGACTTGCAAGGTTAGGTGTGTAAACTAAACTCACAGTCACAAGTATTGCAACCATCATATTGTTGAAACTGTACCAAAAACCTTTCGGGTCAATACGGTCTAACTGTAGTAGTGCATAGGTTACTATCAGTAATCCTACTCCTACAAAACCAATAATATCGGGTATTGTTACTGACATCTTTTTCCCCAAACTATTTGCATGAACTCTGTTCTTGTTTTATCATCATCAAAAAATGCACCACCTAATCTAGATGTGATTGTTGATGACCCTGTATCTTCTACACCTCTACTCTTTACACAGTAGTGTTGTGCATCAACTACGACTGCAACATCTTCTGTATCAAGAATGTATGATAATGCATGATAGATTTGTTCTGTTAGTCTCTCTTGTATTTGTGGTCTCTTAGAAAAGTATTCTACGATACGATTCATCTTACTAAGACCTAAGACTTTTTGTTTTGGTATGTAAGCTACTGTTGCAGTACCATCAATTACTACGAAGTGATGTTCACAGTTTGATTGAACACTTATGTTTGTTTCAACAATCATGTTCTCATACTTCATCTTGTTATCTACTGCAGTACACTTAGGGAATGCTTCATAGTCAAGACCCCAAAAGACTTCATTGACATACATCTTTGCAACTCTTTTTGGTGTATCAATTAGACTGTCATCGGATAAATCTAGACCAAGGGTCTTCATGATTTGTTCCATGTGTCTTTCTATGTTTTCTATTTTGTCTGTACGACTTAGACCATTCTGTTTCACTGGTGTTTCTACACCAACTTTATATAGATGGTTGTGAATTTCCAAACCCAATGCTGGGTCTGTTTTGGTTTTGTTATATGCCATTTTTACCTTCCTTACTCGGTTATGTTTTGTGATATGTTGTTACCTTTGTGTAACACATATATTTATATCTTCCAGTCTCCATTAAGAACCAATGCTCTCTGTATGTCACTGTCTTCTTTACCACGGTATGTTCTATTATACACTGAGTCTTTTATATCGTCAAGCCATTTTGCTTTAATTGGATTATTTTCCCAGTAGTCTTCATCAAAAAATATATCGTTGTTCACTAGTGATACCCATTTTCTAAAACATGCTTTACACTGACCACAGTGTTTCAATCTACCTTCATAACATGAATAGGATTGGAATAGTTCTTTCGTTGCAAAGTCTATACCTTTTACTTCGATAAACTCTTTTACTAATTCTGTTTTTGTTTTGTCTTTGTATGGTGATTCAATTGTAAATCTTCTTTCCTCAGTCCAGTGTTGTTCTTGCCACATGTGATTAAGTAAGTCCATCATCCTTAGATAGAATACCTCATCTTTATCATATGACCTGTCACCACTGACTGAACCCATCATGATATGTTCACCATAGTAAGATGCAATCAAAACTAAGTGTGCATTTCTGTTTGGAACTATTGCATCGTCTCTTTCAAATTGTCCTAGGTTTAACACATCATCAAGAAATATCATCCTCTCATCCAATCCACTCATAGACATTCTTTCTCTATGGTCATAATTAGATTTCATACTAATGTTCAGTAAGACATCGGGTTGTAAAAGGTGGTCAATGATTATTGAGTCTTGTCCACCACTATAGAGAAGAACAGTCTTACCTCTGACTTTCTCTCTATTATTTGTTATCATATTTACACTCATGTTCCGATTTGGTTACCCCATATGTAACAGTGAACTCTTGCAGATACATTATATCCTCTATCCATTGTTTGTTCTGCAATCATAGCTGCATTCTCTTGTTGTGTTTCTTCTAATGCACCTACAGGCATAATCCATATAGGATATCTGACACCAACGTCACGGAAGGATTGGATTGCATTTTCAATCTCTTCCCATGATTCATCTGTTCCATTACATACAAACTTAAGTTGACCATGTCGTGATAGGTCATGGTATTGTTTTACAACTTCGGGTTTGACTGCATCCTTTTCTCCACTAGTATTGAAGATTTTGGGACTGATAGAAAAGAAAAATTCTTTATGTGGGTAGTGACTGATATACGTTTCTAGTTCTTCACGTATGATTTGTGTACCATTTGTTTCTATGGTAATGTAATTCTGTTTTGGTATTCTGTTGAGTATCTTTACCATGTTCTTCTGTGCAGCTCTAAGTAATGGTTCTCCACCAGTAAATGCAAGATGCCAGTTGTCTTTTAACAAGTCATCTAATCTATCTGCAACTTCTTCGGGTGTCTCTTTGTGTTGTAGATGTGCAAACTTCTTTGACCAAGAGTAAGATGAGTCACACCCATACTTAAATACAGGTAACTCTTCTACTTGTGTAATGTCTGTTAAGCTTATCTTTTCGAAAGGTAATTCGTATGTGGATGGGTCTGTTGGGTCATTCTGACCGAAACCATTGCACTCAAGATTACATCCAAAGAATCTCAACCATGCAGTTGGGACTCCAGTGTAATGTCCTTCTCCTTGAATACTTTTAAAAATTTCCGAATATAGCACTGTTTGCTCCATGTTCAAAACACTCTACTGAGTGTACTTTTACTCTGTCATCGTTGTACTCTTGTACACAGTAATCGTAAACATATTTAGCAAACATTTCACATCCTACATTTTCCATCATCACCAATCTGATTAAACCGTCATGTGATAACTTTCTGAAAGTGTAGATATGAGGGTCGTCTTCTGCGACTGCAGTTGTGTGGTCAAATGTATCCTCTAGGAAGTTCTTAAGTTTAGAGAAATCTCCAAAGTCAATTACCCAATTTCTAGAGTCTAGTGTGTCTGCTTCGAAAGTGATTTTAAAACCAAGGGAATACCCGTGAATTAAATTACAGTGACTATCTGCTTTCCATTGTCTGAATGCACAAGATAGACCTCTGTCATTTCCGTAAGTTTTGATTACTCGATACATAGATTCATTATATAATAATCTAGACGTGTTGTCTAGATGTTTTTTAAAATAAAAATGGGGGTTGGTAAGAGAACCCCCGAGAACTCTTTTAGATTAAGATTGAACAGGTGCTTCTGCTTCTGTTAGAACTTCTGCTTCACCGTCTTTTGACTCTTCTTTGCCTTCGTTACCCTCTACGTCTGTAAAGAATTCTGATACAAAGTTTACTGCGTCGTCTAATAGACCGTGTACTGATAAATGATTAGGAGTTGCCTCTTTATCATCATGTTCAATAACAACTGCATAACCATTTGCTGCTCTTTCGATTGTTGCTCTAAATGCCATTTTTTACTCCAAGTTTGAAAGGATGTTTTCAGGGTTAGTAACCTTGTATGGGTCATTACTAGCATCTTGAGAGATACCAGGCTCTTCATACCATTGAGTGATTAGTCCGTCTTCAACGACAGCTGCACATCTCCATGCACGTTTACCAAATCCTAAGTTTAATTTATCAACCAAAATACCAAGTTTATTTGCAAAGGAACCATTTCCATCTGCAATCATCTTGACCTTTGTTATATTTAGGTCGTTTGACCATGCGTTCATAACGAAACCATCATTCACTGAAAAACAGTAAATGTTGTCAACACCCTTACCTTGGAACTCTTCGAATAATTCTTCATAACGAGGAAGTTGTCTAGTCGAACAAGTTGGTGTGTATGCGCCTGGCAAAGTGAAGAATACATTCTTACCTGTCTCAAACATTTTCTGAGTGTTGATAACATCAAAGTTATCTTCAACTCTCTGTGTGAGATGGGTCTTCGGTATTCTAGTTTCTCCTGCTGTAACAAAACTCATAATTAAGTCTCCATAATATATACGTTAATATACTCTAGTATACTACTATCCGTGTATTTAGTCAATACGTTTTCTTATTTAATTTTAATTACTTGAGGTTTTTCTTCTTCGGGAATTTCTCTGTCCAGTGAAATCACTAGTAAACCATTGGTTACTTTTGCACTCTTGATAACAATATGTTCTGCAAGTGTGAATTTTCTAATGAAGTTTCTTTCTGAGATTCCCTTATGAACAAAATCGACACCATCGACTCTTGGGGATGAATCACCTGTGATAGTTAAAACTCTATCTTTAAACTCAATCGATATCTCGTCTTTAGCAAATCCTGCTACTGCAAGTTCAATAAAGAATGAATCTTCATCTACTTTGATTAAGTTGTATGGTGGGTAATTATCTGATTGAGTTGTTACTCTGTCGAGGTCTTCGAAGAGTCTATCAAATCCGATGGTTAGTGGTCTGAAGCGACCGAAAGCGTCTATACTTGTCATAATTTTCTCCTTTTTAAAAGCAAGTTAATGTTAATACCTAACCCCTACTGGGCATTAGGTGTAGAGAACCGAGCTCTTTTGAAGATATATCTTCCCGAAGGTCAATACCCGAGCTCTTTTGAAGTTCTCATACTATATTATATAGGGACTTTTACATAAAAGTCAAGGGGTTTTTTGAAAAAAACCTAATAAATTTCTCTGATTACATTCTGTAATCTACCACATTTCATGAGGTTGTGTAGTCGGTCTGCTTGCGTCCTTAGATACTCGGCAGACAATGATGCATAATGTCGCATTGTTATCTCCTGTTATGTTGAAACTATCTGACACATGGACTTCACTTTCGTTACTTACTCTTTGTGTCGTAATTGTTTCTATTATGTGACAATTGTGTGTCACATTAGTATTTAGACATTATATCAACTGAATACTATATTTGCAAGACCTTTTTTACTTCTTCTCACTATTTCATTCTTTACCTTCTGACGAAGTTTAGGAATTACTGGTTTATTGTATGCATCCATGAGTTCTTGATTAGTTTTAGTTTTCATGTAATCATGAACTATGGTTTTCTTTTTTGTATTTCTGTCAATCTGTACAGAAGTTTTACCGAATTTCACTGGCATAATATATCTCCATAATTTGTATATTATTTAGTGTTACCTTTTGTTACATCTTTTAGATGCTCTATCTATAACTTTTAAATTATGGTGTATAACATATGTCATTAACATGGTAGGGAATATAACATCTCCTTTTTTGAGAAGATTTTCTTTGTCTAGTATCCACACAGGTGATGTGAATACAACTTTGTGTAGTATTAGTCTTTCTGTACTTGGGACTCTAGGTAGTAAAGGATTCTGTTCGTACACACATTCATAATCCATTCCCCGTTGTGTCGTCCAAATGTCTGCAATCTGCAGTGTGTAATACACTGCCATCAAAGCTCTAGATGGTCTTTCTTGAAAGTTCCAGTGGAGTGAAGATACGAACTTTTTCGGATTTACCTTTAACGAGTATTCTATCGACTTCAGAAAATGCTCTTGATGTACACTGTCTATATGTTTCTTCTGATAACAACACGTCAACCCCATCATAATTTCTCGTTTGGCCTTCGAGTCTAGCACCGAGGTTGACGGCATCTCCAATGACGGAATAGTCAAATCTAAGTTCTGAACCCATGTTCCCGACAATACAGGTTCCTGTGGAAATGCCGATGCCGACATTAATAGGAGGTAGATTGAGAGGAGAAAGTTCTTCATTAAGTTCCTTGGTTGCTTCGAGTATTTCTATTGACGATTTGACTGCAAGTTCTGAATGGTCGGGACAATCCAAAGGTGCATTCCAAAATGCCATGATGCAGTCGCCCATATACTTGTCAATGGTTCCATTGTTATTTAGGATTATCTTAGTTTGCATGTCCAAAAACTTATTTACCAATTCAACTAATCCTTCGGGGTCATCATTGTTCTTGTAGTGTTCACTGATTGGAGTAAATCCACAGATGTCCATGAACATGAAAGTCATTTCTTTTCTCTCTCCACCTAACTTTAATTTTGATGGGTCTTTTGCAAGTTGGTCAACCATGTCGGGGGATAAATACTTTTGGAACTGTTTCTTAATTTGTTCTTTGAGTTGAAATGTTTTATAGTATTTGTTGAAAGATGCATGTCCAAAAACTATCAAGGAGGCTACCGATGAAAAGAAGGTATCGAAAAGAACGTAACTTGAAGTCCATAACCAATATCCCCCATACACCTGAAGACCTACTATTCCTAAAGAGACTAGAGCCGCAAGAGTTGTGGGAACGTTGTAGACCACAAGAAGAGTCATTAGAAGGACTGTCATTAAAAGAACAATCTCTAAGAATTCAAGATAGTAGGATTGTTGTATTTGAACTCCTGTCAAAACGGTTTGTAAAAGAGAGGCTTGAACTTCGTGGGGATACATTACACCCACTGGGGTTGAAACTGGATTATTCAAACCCTCTGCAGTTAGACCATAGATTAGAATCTTATTCTGAACATCAGAACTAGGTAAGTCTGCAAAAGAAATAGAGGGAAACTTATTCCAGTAAGATATCATTACATCTGCAGTGGATGTTGTCTCAATAGGTTTCTCTCTACCCATTCTAATCCACTCAATACCTGTCTCGGGTGTAACTCTAGTTTGGTAGTTGGGTTGGTCATAAAATGCTCTGAGAGTCTCTAAAACTACACTCGGATACACTACGTCATTTGCAGTGACTAGGAGTGGTGCAGAACGTACTGTACCGTCAAAATTTGGTGTTCCTGAGATTGATGGAGTTGCAACCGTTACCCCCACACCATATGTGTTATCCATTAGCGTAGAGACGGGATTTAAAATTCCATCGTAATTCCATGCATGAAGTGTAATATCTCCACCACCAAACACACTTGTTCTAACATATGGTGCAGAACCTGTATCTTTTTGTGTAGTGGGTGCAGCTCCTAAAATAGATAATCGATTGACTAATCCATTTGCAAATACTTCATCTCCTGAGAACCTATCAGGTTCTGAAAAAATAATTGAAAAAACATGGGTGTTAGTGTGATGAGTGTCCCATAGTGTATCACCATAAACGTTTCTAGGAAACGGGTATTGACCATACTTCTCTATAGATTTCTCATCTATGTTGACTAGAACAATGTCGTCTACTTGTACTTCTTTGTGTTGTTGATGTAAAAAATCAAACCATGACCATTGTATATTCTCTACGATGTATGGGTTCCATACTTTAATACCGACTAGTAAACTTATCGTTACTAATACAGTTTTCCAACTATACATTCTCGTTCTTAGATTCCCAATCCTCTATTGCTTTTTTGATTGAGTCTTCTGCAAGGACTGAACAGTGTAATTTGATTGGAGGTAATTCAAGGATTTCTGCAATCTCTTTATCTTTAATCTGTTTTGCTTCTGCAATCGTTTTACCTTTGAGTAAATCAACGAACAACGAACTGCTTGCAATTGCACTTCCACATCCATAGGTTTTGAATTTGACATCTATTATCATCTCTTTTTCGTCAAGTTTGAGTTGCAGTTTCATGACATCACCACATGCTGGGGCTCCTGTCATTCCTGTTGCAACGTTTGGGTCGTTGGGGTCGAATCTACCAACTGAAAATTGTTCGGGTGCATTGAGAACACCCTCGAATCTGTCTATAACTTTCTGTGAATATGCCATTAACTTAATCTCTTTTGAATGTATTTTACTGCAGCGTAAATTGTTAAACCATATATTGCAAATATCGTTAAGGGAACTGCCATATTCAGGATTACACTAATATCTAAAAAGAGTAAATCCTTTGTAAAATCAATAATCGCTTCAGCATCACCTTGAGCAGGTTCAATATTTCCTTCCACAGTATATTGCATATTATTATCTGTAAGCATCAAGTGGAATTCATTCTCAGGAATACACATCATACCTTCAGGACAACCCTCCTCGCCTGGGTATTTAGTTCCTATAGGATTTCCGAACATATCTAAATTCATAATTATTCCTGTGTAACTGTCACTCCACAACCACCAACTGTCATACAATCAAGACTTAGATTGTATGTTTGATTTGTAGTACTCATTTGTTTTAGGATTAAATCGGTACCGTATAATCCGTCAAGAGTTATGTTTGCATTATGAGTAGCACCATTACCTTTTTGACGAATGAATACATCGTTATAGTCATTGTAAATTGTAAGACCTATATTTTTTGCACCATTACTTTGTTGTTTAATTTTAACTTCGTTATAATCCCCAGCTAAGTGTAAATCAAAATCATGTCCATCTGTTGCACCTGTCTGATTAGTTTGTTGGACTGCTAACTTGTTATAGTCACCATAAAGAGTAATATCTATCTCATGTCCACCTGACTCATAACTATCACCATACCAAGTTAAATCAGTATCAGAATCAAGTGTAGTCCATGCAACTCCTTGTGCAAGTTTCATTTGATTATTCGAACCACTGATTTCGTCAAAAGTAATTGTATTAGGATTAGCATTTGCATTCGTATTTACTTGTACCAAATACATATCTAAACTTGATGCAGTAATGAATGAATTGATATCTAACATTTGTATCTTATTATCATATCCAATTTGGTCAATACCCAACTGAAAGTTATCACCTGTCTGTGTGATATTGATTTCATTATCGTCAGCTATAGTAATCATGGGGATGATTAACATCCCCACAAATACTGACTTCAATTTAGTTAAAATATCCATTGTAATAATAATACCAAAAGGACACCTTTACCAAATGCTAACCACATCATGTGATAGTCATCTAGTCGTAACCCTTTTTGAAAACTGTATAAAGAGTTCTCGTGCCATTCCTTTATCTTACTTAACATATATTCTCCTATATTTAGTTTGACTGATTGATAAATATTTCAATACTAGGGTCACCGTTACCAAATTGAATAACTCCCTCATATCCATCAACAATCGTTTCAACGTAACCGCTTCCACCTTGTGCAATGATTATCTCAATCACTCCGTTTACGTTTCTGAAGAGATATAAATCTCCATCTTGAACAAAAACATTATATTGTGAATCTTTGTTAAATCCTGTTGTTGCACCCTGTATGTTGAATGCACCACTTCCTGTTTGTGTTTGTGTGTCTCTAAGACTGAGTGTAGTCCTTTCTAATTCTTCGACCACATCTAGTAGGTCGGTTAAGAAATCAACATCTAACATGTCGATATCTAATTCTGAGTATTCTAAATCAACTGTTGTGTCTGCAAGAGAATCACTCTCAAGGTCATCAAACTCTAGAAAGTCTATGTCTAATATTCCTTGGTCTTCTTCCAAGTCACTGATTGCTTCTTCTTCGACAACCTTTTGTACTTCCTCGGGGGGATTTACAATAAACATATTGTCGATTAATGATGTGGTGATATTATTTATAACGACACTTCTACTTGGAGGTGACTCAACTGTTGAAACCATTGTTGCTTCAAAAGCTTTACTAAGTGTAATTGTTCCACCTTCGTTTGATACATCTATCTCACCTGAAGGTGTCACACCATCTTCATCAGGTAGTAATATCACAAGTGTTCTACCTAATTCATCTATTGTTGTTGTAAAATTTGTGCCTCTAATGGCAATTTGTGCTGTAGGTGTTGTTACACTTATGTTTGATTTACGTATTCTACTTCCAGTTCCTGATGCAAATCGAGCTGTACCCTGAACCATATTGATTGCCATCTTAGATTTTGATGGGTCGGGGTCATAGTATGCTTCATCGATATACACTATGGAGTGTTCAGTAAGTGCAAGTTCTTCTTCGTCTAAGAACTCTATTAACATTCTACCGTCTCCAGTACGTGCCTCATCGTATAAGACTACTTCGTACCCTTCGTTTATATCTTGTGGATTATCTTCGCGTAGGAGTGTTGCGAATCCTGTCAATTCTTTAACATCACCAATGGGGTTACTTAATGCAACCCCACTGAATAATAAAATGTTAAGAATCGTTAGCTGAATCTTTTTGATTGATTTGAATAACTGCATTATCACTTGTAACATCTAGTGTTATAATACTAGTTGGTGAAGAACACCCTGTAACACCAGTCGGACAAGTTCCTGTCATCTGATTGATGTCTACATCTGCACTATCACCATCGTGAGTGAATGTTAGTGAAGAGTCACTAGCATCATTCTGTAAAGTGTTTATGTTATTAGAAGAACCAGTGACATCAAAATTCCATGTCAAGTTATCTGCTTCCCAATCTATATCAAAAATATTTGAACTACCGATTAATATTAAGTCTGCATCTAAAGATTCGGAACTCGCTACACTACCTTGGTCTATATCAAAAGTATTACTACTTCCTGTTACATCAAAGTTGATGTCCGATGAATCTGCACTACCTGTATCACCAATTTTCCAGTCTATTACGTTAGAATCTCCTGTGAAATCTAACTTGTAAATAGAACTGTCTGCAGTAACAGGCCCGAATAGGACATTATTGTTACCGTTGAAATCTAAATCAAATTCTAAAGAACTACCAGTAATTGCCATTGCACTTGATACACTACCTGAAGAACCATTGTCTCCACCGATTTTGTTACCAAAACCGATTTGGTCGATGTAAAGTTTCAACGTATCACCTGATTGTGTGATTTTAATTTCATTATCATCAGTGGCTTGTGCGAATACGAATGTTGTCGACATTAATAATACTAAACTAATTAGTTTATTCATTTTCGTTTACCTCTTTTGTTGAATGTAAATCGTTAGTCCCATTAGATTGGTGGGGATGACGATGTCCATCCTCTATTTTCCAAAAACCTCTATCGTGTCCTTGGTATATTAATTCCAGTACTGCAGCTTCAATAGCTGTACGTACTGCATACGTCACTGATTCATTATTTCCCACTCCGTCCTCATATTCAACAAGTTGTGTTCCCTGTTCGATGAATCTAAAAATGTCACCTGAAGAACCGTAAGACAATACAGACTTACGTGTTTGAACGTTTAATAATACTTCACCCGTGAGAACAGATACTGCTCTCATGCTTATAGTAACAACATCTTTACGATATTGTTTTGCATATCCTATGCCTAGTGTTCGTGCGCCTCGTCCACCTGACATAAGATTTGTATCATAACCTATAACACCACCTTCAATAATTATTCCTGCGAATAATAAGGGTTGTACACCCTTTGCTGATGTCTCAGTTGCTGTTGCATAATCCTGTCTTGCAGAACGAATGATTTGTCTTTCTCTTACGAGATTATCTATACCATTTCTTTCCACAACACGAAACCATGTTCCACCACCTGCTGTCTTGAGTGCATCAATAACCATTTCGGTTGCACCCTGTGTGACTGCAGTTGAAAAGTCTGCAATACCTTCTCTTGCTTTTCTTTGACCAGTCTTATCTAAAAAATTATATACTGCAACGACTGGTTTGTCTTTTGCTGGTGGTAGTTCTAAAAGTTCTATATACGATGGTAGACTTACTACCTCAGGGTTGTCGACACAAATATACTTTCGTGCCATGGATTTCTGTATACCCATTTGCAAGTGTCTATTAAAACCTTCAGTGTACTTCCCTGCTGTGTCATTACAGTCTTGGGGGTTCTCACTCCATTGTGGAAATGATGCACACCCCGTCATTAAAATGACACTTAGTAATACATGCAAACATCGTACCACTTTACCCTCCATCGGGGTCTTGACCAAAGTTACCTGTTCCTACAGGTATTTCTATAACTGTTGTTGTTCCGTCACTATCAACAATGGTCATTTTAATAAAATCTGTTCCATCTGCACCAGTGATAACTTCCCATGTTATAGTGCTTCCTTCCAAAACAAATGAACCAAAGTTTGATGCATTATCATTACTGAACATTGATTCTACTAATTGTTTTGATAACTGTGAGTAAATTCTTGATTCTAAATTTCTAATAAATTTTGCAAGTGTAGAATTTTCTTCTTCTCTTAATGCAGCTTTCCTTGCAGCTTCAAGAGCATCTTTAATTGTTTTTTTTCTTGAGCTTTCTTGATTCTCAATTGTGAGATAATGAGCTCCAGTACCTACCCCACTGAAACTGGGGTTCTTGAATTTGTGAACTATATCAGAACTTGCACTTATACTGAATAAAAGAAGTCCACTAATTAGAATTATGTTTTTCATTCGTTTTACCTTTTCCCTTTTTTTTCTCATTTTCTTTATATTCTAACACAACGTCCACTTTTGTTTTCAGTCGTATAAGGTCTTGGTCTAACATCCTTGTTTGGTCGATTACACGAATCAATGCTATATGCATCTTTTCAATTTCGGGTTCTATGTGTTCACCAATAAACCACCACACATAATATATAAAGTAACCTAAACCAACTGCCATGACGATAGGAAATCCATACTGTGATATAAGTTCGACTATGTTTACTTCTTCCACTAGTCTCTCCTTACATCTAGTTTCCCATCTTCTATAAAGTTCTCTGCCCTAGCAACCCTTTCAATGTCGGGTCTTAGTTGGAGAGCTGACGAGACTAACATGTCTATCTTTGTCATTTCATTTGACATGGTTCTTGCACGATTTTCTAATGACGTACAGAACATTGTTAGTGTTTTAATTTGGTCTACAATGCCTTGTAGTATTTGTTTGATGATAACGAATATAAAAATGCCCATAACAATTCCACCTGCTATAGGAAATCCCAATTCACTTATCAATTCAAAAACAAAGTCCATACTGTTATTTATAAGAATACTCGTTTCTTCGGGATAAAAAAAAGGGACTCATGTGAGTCCCTCTCTTCAAGTGTGTTCTTCTTATTTTACTGAAGAAATAGTTCTAATGATGTCAGCTTTTGTTTTAGACTTCACAACTTTAATGTTGTTCTTGTCTGCAAACTCGACTAACTGTTGCTTTGTCATTGTTTTCAAATCTGCAACTGGTGGTACCGTTTTCTTAACTGCAACTTTCCTTTTTACAGGTGTTGGTTTTGATACTGGTACTACACTAGAACTGGTATCACTTTTACTTAATGATTCATAGACTGCGTATCCTAAGACACCCAATACTATTGCTCCAATTAAATATTCCATAATATACTCCTAACGTTAGTTATATTTATTTATCCAATAATGGATTCTTATCTTTAGCTTTACCTACGGCAAGTGCTAAAATCTCTAAGTATTTATACACCTTTGCCCATACCTTATCATCGTGTGGGGTTGGTGTTATTGCTACGACCACTGAACAAATTGAGATAACCACTGGGACTATCATCAACAAATTCCATATACCCATAACAAAATCTATTATACCTTGAAACATATTTCCTCCTATTCCTTGTTTCCAATACTATACTTGGAGGTGAGTTTCCATTCTCTCTTCTGTTTGAACGGGATAATTTTTATCTGAGACAAAGGTGTAAGGGGTTCTTTTACCTTATCTTTATCTACTATTGATAATAATTTCCATTGTTCAAGGAGAATTACGATACTGTTTCTTCTACCGACATCTGTCTCATCAATTGTACTAGGTTTTCCGTCTAGTTTAAACAACTCTTTGAAGTGTACGATATAATACTTACCTCTTTTGTGTAGTATGTGACAGCTTTGGAAGAGTTCCTTTTCTCTCCGAGAAGCTACACCTATACGGGTGAGTGTCTCCCTTATCTTTAAGAAGTCATCTTTTTCGGGGAAAGTTATCTCGACTAGATTGGAAATATCTTCAAAACTATCCATTATTTGTACCACCTTTATTCATTCTTTTCTTCAATTCTTTTATTTGAGAGTCAGTCAAAATATTTACGTATTCGTGTGCTTTGTTGTCATTACACTTATAGTATTCTTTAACTACCTCTATTTTTTTACTTATGTAGGGTTTACTCCATTTGGAGAACCTTTGTTTACTACGAAGAGTATTTAGGAAAAAAGAGAACTGTAGACGATTATCTAGGTGGTGATAGGTGTTCATCTCCTGTACAAAATATATAGAATCTCTATGGTACGATAGAGATTTGTTTGTTAAAAAGGGTGCGTATTGTTTCTCAGATATGTCATCTACCATGATGTCTTTCTTGGTAGATGATACTGCTTTTACATAATCAAACGGATTTATCTTCAAGTGTTTCTCCTCTATCATGTAGTTGTCTTGCTACATGATGAATCAAATCATCTCCGAATAGTCCTTCGACCATAGTAATTTTTTCTCTAGTGGATAAGATTTCTCTAATGACTCTACCGTCCATATATTGAACATCACTCACACCCTTGCCACCTTCAGTGTCTTCGGGTCTGTCGTCATACCACATTGAGTTTAGACTATGGACATGTATCTGCATAACTGTATCTCTCATTTCTTCAGCTATCAGTAAATGTCTTTGTCTTTCAACTACTTCATCATATTGTCCCATATCTACTCCTTAAATTTACACTCTGTCATGAGTTCTGTCATACATGCAACAAAGTTAATCTCTGCATCTGCAGAGAAAGCATTCTTATATTGATAGTCTGCAATCACTAACACTGCTGCTGGTATCGATTCGGGTACTATTCTTTTCTCAAGTGCATCGAATACTTTTCTGAATAACACTGAGAAGTCTTGATTTGAATTTTGTCCTACCCACTTCCTCATGTCACCCCATCGTTTTTCTTTGATGCATGAGATTAGTGGTGTTAATTTTTCATCTGCAAGTGTAGACAATACTCCACTGTCAATTACACCTGCCACACTGTATCTTTGTAGTTCATTCAACACTCTTCGGAAATCGGGGAAGAACTTGAATATCAATTCTGCAACTACTGGTGTTTCAAACTTAATCTGTTCGTTACCTAGTATATTCTCCACACGTTTCATAAACTGTGATGCAAGAACTGGTTTATCATCGTTTGTAATTTTGAAATCAATGTTTACACATCTTGAGTGTAGTGGTGCAATGATTCTGTTCTTGTAATTACAAGTGAAAATGAATCTACAGTTATTACTAAATTCTTCAATAAAATTTCGAAGAGCGGGTTGAACAGAATCTGCATTGATGTAGTCTGCTTCGTCCAGTATTACTACCTTTGGGGAATTGGATAAAGACACTGTTGATGCAAAGTTCTTGATTTTAACTCGTAAGGTTTCGATAAGTCTTCCCTCATCTGAACCATTTATTACGATAAAATCTGCACCTAGTTCATTACATAAAGCTTTTGCAACTGTTGTCTTACCGACTCCTGCTGTACCACTCAATAAAAGATTAGGTATCTGATTCTGTCCAACGAACTCTTGGAAACTTTTTTTGATTGATTCGGGTAAAATACATTCCTCAATATTTTGAGGTCTATACTTTTCTACCCATAGAAATTCTGTATTCATAATAGGTGTAAACTCCCCACCGAATTTACTGTGCCACTAACCCTAGAGGTTTGATGAGATATAGTGACTCCCGTGGGTATTACAGAGACTGGCATAACACTCACACTTATTTTCATCTTAATACTATTTATATTAGATGTCATATTTTGAATCGGGTTCCAATGCAATAAAATATTCAAGGTCGATGTCTTTGTTCTTAAAGTGTGATACACCTTTAGATGATACTTGAACATCATAGTTACCTTGTAGTATTTTCAGATTCTCAATTTTGAAATACATCTCAAATCTTTTACCGTTTCCTTGTCCAACGATTCTAGAAAATGCATTCGATGTTGAATTCTTTTTGTCTCTCACTGTAAGTGTAAGATTAGTTCCATCTGATTCTAGGATTAAATCTGTTACACCCAATACACTTGCAGCTTTCTGCAAATCCTGTAGTAAGTCTACATTGATACTAAGACTAATTTCAGTCTCGGGCATAGTCACCATCTTCTCGGGGGTGATAACCATTCCTTCACTTGCATAGAAGTAAGACATAGATGAGTCTGTATCTGACACACTCAAATTAGTTTCGTTAAATTGAAAATCGGGGTCTTCCAGTAAGGAAGTTGCACCCAAGAATTCTTGTAGGTTATAGATAGAAAACCCTTGTGGGAACTCTTCACTTATTGATGCTCTTGCAAGAACATTTTTCATTGCAGAGATTGTTTTAATCTCATTACCTTCTGACACTTTGATACCACTGTTGATGGTTGCAAAGTTTTTGAGTATATCTTTCGTTTGATTAGATAACTTCATTTTTCACTTTCTCCATTATAATTTCACGGTCATGCACATGCAACATAAACAAAGCATAGTGCATAACCTTTAAAATGTCTGCTCTGTTTTTTCCGTTTTTCTTACCGTATCTTTGTGCATACTTGAGTATGTTTCCGACACAGAATCCTTCACCATGACCACTGTCTATAATAAACTCAGTAGATTGATACTTGTTCAAACTATAGTGTTGGTCATAAGTTTTGTCAATGTACTTGGAGAACTCATTTAAGAGTTCTCCCTCATTGTACTTGTAGTCTATATTTTTCATAGGTACTGACATTGTACTATTAAACTTCATTTGAGTCAATAGGGTTTTCGTAATCATCATCACCCATGCTGACACCTGCGTCAACCTTAGTGTAGAGGTCAAGGAAACTATCTCTAGTTTCTTCATCGAACCTTGAAATACATAGTTGGATTGACTTCATTCTGTCACCAAACATTTTCCATGCATTGACAATGTGAACCAACCTTCTTGTAGTAATGACATCATCGATTGCACCTTCATAGAAAGTCTTTCTGATAACTGATGCCCAGTCAACAAGATTCTCAACGAACTCCTTGTCAACCTCATGACCATTGAGAGCCATTTCTTTCTCAACGATTTTTCTCTCAGTAACTAATGGTGGGTATTCCTGTTGCATAGTAATTGCAAACCTTTCCAACATTGCTTCGTTCATCAACTGAGTCCCGATGAATTTACCATCGTCTGACCCTTGACCTTTAGTGTTTGCAGTACCGATGATAGTGAACCCTTCTTTAGGTGTCACGTACTCACCAGTCTTCTTGATAAGGTATCCTTTACCTTCAAGAACTGACTGTAGACACATCAACTTGTTAGAACCCAAATCAACTTCGTCTAGAAGAAGGACTGCACCTTTTCTCATTGCTTTGAGGACAGGGCCTTCTCTGAACATTAAGTCCCCACCTTTGAGAGTGTGTCCACCCATCAAATCATCTTCATCAGTCTCGATGGTGACGTTGACTCTGTAACACTCTCTCTTGAGTTGAGCACAAACTTGTTCGACCATCAGTGTCTTCCCGTTACCACTTAGACCAGTGACAAAGACAGGGAAGAAGATTTTAGACTTGATGATACTTTTGACATCTTTGAAATGTCCAAAAGGAACATAGTTGCTCATCTTCTCGGGGATAACTTTTACACTATCCTCAATGATATTCATTGAAGATGCTTCAGTTGCAACTGCAACTGGTGAATTAAATCCTACGTTAGTCTGACTAGGTTTAGTCATTTTGACTGTGGACACTGGAATAGAACTTCCTGTGTAACCACCAACTACTGCCTGTAAATTAAAGACACCATTGTCTCTAAAGTTGTACCTTGCAGACTTTACCCAGTAAGGTACATGTCCAAGGTTCTTCAAGTCCTCTGCAGTAAACGAGGTCTTGTTGGGGTATGTGCCAGTAAGGGTTGCTAAGAACTCCTTCCTGTCGGGGGTGAAATGAAACATCTTCCCATTGATGTCAATCGACTCATTTCTATCGTAACTTCTTTTATCCATAATATAGTCTCCTTTGGTTTTTCTCATCAGTTATTAGTATACAAAAAAGTGTGACCCATTGTCAACCCTATTTCACAGGTTTCATTATTCTTTGTAATTTATCTTCTTTAAACTTTCCAGTGTTCACCCAAATCCTAAATGCAAAACACTCTTCAGCTTTGGTTGCACATGTACTTACTTTGTCACACTTGAACTTCTCACAGGGAGATGGGCCCACGTTTTGAATTGCATCTGCAAAACTCATTGTGGGTGTTGAAGTGTAATACACTGGTGTTAAATCTATTGTGTTAATTCTCATGCTATCTCCTGTATAAATTGATTCATTAAGTATCTAGAAGTCGACTTGTTCATCTGATTTCTTTTGAATGCAGTGGTCAATTTTGCTCTTGACTCACCTACCATTTCATCTGAGAGTTCATCATCCCCAGTGACTTCTAAAACTTTTGATTGTGCAACGAACAGTTTACCATATCCGTGACATGGTA